CCGGGACACTAGCATGTCCCCTGCACTCCTAGCTACGCTAGGAGTCATTGTACTCCTTGCTACGTGGGGAGTGGCCGCCGACCCGTCGGATTGGCCAACTGGGACCGTTACACGGCCCCCCGGAGCGGGCAACTTTGTTTACATATTATCGATTCCATTTCAACTGATCGGTATGTGTTTGCGTAGGTTCGTCCAACTAGCTTCAGCTGTTAAGCGCATTGTGTGCTTGTACATGCGCTTTTTCTCTAGCGCGCATGCGCGTCGTCACGTTCTCACGCGTTGGATGAACTCGCTCATCACTCGCGAGGACAGGAAGACTCTCAACGCAGTACGCAATGCAACTTGGCAGCAAACCTTGAACAAACCTTCACAGAATCATTCGCACCCTTTGGCCCAAATTACTCGGCTTGAAGGGATCGACACCATCATGGCCACAGCGCGGTCAGCGGGTCTCCAGCCATACTCTTGGAGCACGTCAACGCGCGAAGCAAGCCGTGGTGCCATAGGTGAGCGCGCCTACTATACCGTCGCCGACCTCCAGCAGGAGCCTCGGCTTGATGACCGTCCGACCAAAGTGTTTGATGTATACGTAGACGTCGATTTCCACCTCACGAATGCTGAATTGTTCAAGGAATACGGCCCGAAAGGCTTGTACACTGTCTTGCCTAAGACAGTTGCTGGCAAGGGTAAAGATTCGTACTGGTATATCAGTTCGGACGGGAATTACAACGAACACGTGTGTGGCGGGGCCATTTATCGGCATCTCGTATGGGATTTTGGTACTGACCTTGTCGCCTACAAACACTGGTTCTCTTTTGACATGTACCATGTCCATGTGATTCCTGGCCCGGCAAACCGTGCAATCGTCACCCTGGTTCCTGCCTACCGGTGCCGTCTCCCACCACGACTGCTGTCGCTTTTTGGCTTCAAAATTCCTGAGCTGAAACGCGTCGGCGTCACATCCAACAAGACAATTGTCCAGCTAAGATCGGTTGATCCTGCAACGCTCGATGTCATGGTAAGCACCCGTTTGCACACTGCAGATGGATCCGAAGTCAC